AATATCTTCTAAAGATACAAACTGATAACTACCGTAGTTTTCACTAGCGTAGTAACCTCTTTCCCCTGTTTCTAATAAACCCATTTATTTATGATTTTTGATTTTGAATACTAAATCCTTCCGCAACTTGAGCAGCTTGAGTAAGACTATAATCTTTTATAGATATTCCAGCTAAGTTTAATATTTTTAATATAAGATTTTTCTGCTCTGAGCTATGCAACTCGAAATTTGTAGACTTTTGTGAATTATAGAAAGGTTTTTCATTGACAACCAAATAAGCCCACTTAGGAACTTTAGGTACTCTATAATAACTAAAACTTATTTGACTATCCGCACTGTTACTAAAAGCTGGAAAACCAGAGATCCAAATAGATCTATCTTCTTCATCAAAGTAAAGTATAGGTCTAGAAGAAGTAGCTTTTGTTAAAGGTCCTCTTGCGACGCGGAAGAAATCTTTTTTAGTTACTTTTTCTATAATAGTACCCGCTAAAGTAGTATCTTCTTTTTTAAAAGAATCTATATATCTATAAAAATCTGTTGGTAAAGTGTATTTTTTATTTCCAGTACTACTCGGAACTGATGCAGAAGGATATGAAAACATTGCAAAGTTAGAAAGCTTATCGTGTATAATAGCTACTGGATCTGTGCTGTTGTCATGCGAACTTGTTCCTCTTCTAAATTGATTTAAGTCGTAGAAGTATTGCTCATATATATCCATCTGAGCTTGATTGGCAAATAAGTTAAATTCTTGAGGTGTTATATAACCTCTTTGTTCTTTGTTAGCGAGCGCTAATACTGTTTGATATACTGTGTTTACACTTACTGCCATTGTTTATATTTTTTTATAGTTAAGCAACCACCCTATAATAGAGTGGCTGCTCTACTATATAATGATTACGCGTTTAATCGCTTTTCTATGTTGGAGTATACCTCCATTCCTTCGTCAGTTTTAAACCAAGAGGCTAAAGCTGAGTAAGGGTGTTCATCAAACGGCACGGTCATTAGTTTTCTATCATTAGATCCCCAAGTAAACGTACGTTGATCTTGAGATAATTTTATAATATTCATTTCAGTCGCTTTGATACCAAAGTTTCTTAATTGAACATTATCATCATTTACTAGTTCTAAGAATAAACCTGGGTTTCTCTTTGCAAATACTAGTAAATCTCTTTTAAGTTCTTTAGAACTCATCTCTGATACTTTAGAACCTATTTCTGCACGCATTACGGCTTCTGCCATATCAATATCTAAACCTACAGCTGCGTTTAAAGCTTCTATTTCCATTTCGATAACCTCAACTTGGTTAGCAGCTTCTACCTGTGGTTTTAGCTCCTCGTATATTTTATCTCTCATTGGGTGATATAAAGATAAAAGTTTCTGTAGAATAGTTTTTTCTCTAGGAACAAATAAAACACCGTTTCTAAAAACAATATGTTCTAATCTTTGCTCACCCTGCATCTCATCTACAAATACTGTTCTTTGGTTAGAACAATACTTTAATTCTCTTTCGTAACCTTTTTCTTCGTCGAACCAATGTATATCACAACTTTTAATAGATCTACTTAATGGTTGTTTACCACGCGTTAAGAGATACGTTCTATCTTTTATCTCCCAAGTATCTTTTTCCTTTTTTGGTAATGGTTTTTCTATAACCGGTACCTCAACTTTCGCTTTTGGCTTTACAGTTTCAACTACAGGTTCTTTAACAACTTCTACGTGTTCGTCACCTGGGTCTCCAGCGTAAAATTCTTTTTTTGCTTGTTTCTTTGCCATAATATAAAATATAATAAAAAATTAAAAATAAAAGATCGAGGACCGAAGCCCTCGACCTTAAATAATATGTTAGTTCATTAACATAAAGTTGTTAGCACCTTGAGTAACTAAACATCTTTCAGTTAAGAAGTTCACAGTCATTGCATCTAAATCGTTAGTAGCAGCTCCAACAGAACCAGTGATCCATGTTTTCATCTTTCTACTTTCCATTTGTGAAGCACGGTAACGAACGTGTAAGAAAGGACGTCTAATGTTCTTTCCTAATGCTTGATCGTAAACCGAAGATACACCAGCTGGGATAATAACACCACGAATAGCTTCTCCACCTGTAGCAGTAAGGTTAACACCACCACGAGTAGATAAGTCGTTCAAGTATTTCCAGTCAGACTTGTAGAAGTCATAAGAACCTCTTCTAAATCCAGTGAAACCTAAATTAAGTGCCATATCTTCAGAGTTGTCAAATACTCCGTAAGAAGTACCACCAGCTCCGTAAGAGTTCATCGCAGCCAACATATCATCGATCGCAAGAGCAGTAGCTCTGTTTACGAATAACATGTTTTCTTCAATAGCACCGTTACGATCGAATTCAGCTAAGATTAAGTCAAACTCAGCAAGGTCAGTAGCAGCATTAACACCAGTAACACCAGAAGTTTGGTGGCCTCTAGCAGTAATAGCAGCGAATAAACCTTCAGTACCTGCAGTTCCAGCACCACCATCAACAGGTAGAGCGATAGTAGAAGCAGCAGCAACTAATTCAGCTTCAACTAGTGCCATTTCACAGTAATCAGTAAAACGAGCGCGAGTATCACCTTCAGCTTTCAAATACCAGTAGTATCCGTTTTGTCCATCTTCACCAGAAACTTCTACCCAACCAATTTGAGCAACATCAGATCCTGAAACCTCATACATGTCTTTCATGATGATAGGCTTGTTAGTGAAAGTAGTGAACTGTGGTTCGTTAGAACGAGCACCTAAATAAGCTGTTCCTTTTGCATATTCAGAACCAAACACTAAAATAGTACAAGCGTTGTCTCCGTTAACGAAACCAGCGTTCGTCATTTCTGCAAAACCATAAGGTTCTACTGTAATAGTTTGGTTAGCAGCAGCAGCAACGCTTACACGAGCTGTAACTGTTTGACCTCCACCTGAGATCAATACCATATCACCTACACGAATACCGTGAGTAGTAGTTTGAGCAACACCGTCAATATCAGTTAAGATGTTGATAGTACTTGCTGTAACATCTACCATGTCACAGATATAAGACAAGTGTAATCTTCCTTGTTCTGACCAAATAACTTGATCAGCAGACATAGCTTCTTCTGCACCAACTTGAGAAAGGAAACCAGAGATAGTTCTCTTACCGAAAACTTCTGCTTCTTTTTCCATCAAATCAGGCAAATATTGCTGTGCCCATCCATTATCTTGGATGTCTAAATAATTCTCAGACGTAACCGCTTGTATCGCAGCGCCACGTGGCTGAGCTCCTCTAGTAATTGCCATTTTAAATAAATTTTAAGCGTTAAATAAATTATTTTCTTTTTCTAATTTTAAACTTGTAATCAGAAGAATCATCACCTAAAACCCTAACTTTAACTCCGCCAGCTTCAAATCCTTTGTGATCTTGACGTGGCGTCATATCTATATTTTTAGATTTTTTAATACTTTGTTTTAAAGCATCTGCTTTTCCTTGCTCGTAAAAATGTTGAGCTATAGCGTCAGCGTTCATAGCTGTATATAATGCTTTGTGGTATCCTTTTGCGTCCGCTAGCGCCTTGTTTTCATCGACAAACTTTGACATGAAATTGTTTATATCACTTTGCGTCTTTTTAACACCGTCCACATCTTTAACATTGAAGCGATATTTTTTATCTCCGACGTTATATTCAAAACCTTTGAACTTGTCGTTAAAAAGATTATTAGTCTTTTTTTCAAAAACATCACTACTACGCTTAACAGCTTTCTGAGTCTCCTCTGATTCCTTGTTGTATCGATTAAAGAAGTCCATTGCTTTCTGCTGTTCAGGAGTTAACTTTGAACCAGCTTTAATCTCATCGTAATATTTAGACTTTTGCCCGTCTAAGTAGGCTTTAGCCTCTGCAACTTGCTCTTTTAAGGCTATTTTCTTTCTTCTAATATCTGTTTCCTCGTCAACCTCTTCATCATAAGAAAAGTTTTCTTCCATAAGAAAATTAATCTCTTCGTTATTTAGATGGGGTTTTGTTTTCTTGTAATACTCTTTTAATAAGCTTACATTATCTAGCTGACTATAGTCTTGATTTAGTCGAACGTAATCTTCTAAATCTCCACCAGTTTCATCCATAAAGTCCATTAACTTTTGAATATTTTCTGGTAGTGGTTTTCCAGTAGCTTCAGCCTCAGCAACAGCTTCTTCGATCTCTTCTTTTACTTCTTCTACCTTTTCCTCAACTTCTTCATCAGTAATCTCTTCTAATACTGGAGATTCTTGTGCTTCGGTTTCCGATTGTACTTCTTCTTGTTCCTCTGCGGATGGGGTACTTTCATCCCCTCCAACCACTCCTGAGTCGTCAGTCTCACTTGTTGGAGTTTCTTCTGTTTCTTCTGGTTTTTCATTTTCTGTTGGTGGTTTGCTTAAGTCTACTTTGATAACTGAGTCATCTCCTTCAGACATAAATTTACTTTCTTCTACTTGTTGAGTTTCTTCAACGTTTTCTAATTCTTGTTCCATAATATAAAATATAAAAAATTAAGTGTTTGATTTATCTAGGTTCAAATGCCTCTAAATTAAATCCACCTCCCATTGTATCATTACCGGCGGATTCAAAGTTTTTAGGTGCTTTACCTGTTTTTCTTTGTTCTATCATTTCTGATTGTTGAGTAGCTTGTATCTTAGTTCTCTTATCTTTACGATCTTCTTTTTCAGCCTCTCTTTGTTTCAAGCCTTCAGTCTCCACTCCTTTTAACTGCATGTTGTATTGGAACTCTAAAGCCATTAATTCTTTCTTAGCATTTAATTCAGCCATCATTTTCTGATTGTCAAAGCTTGCTTGAGCTTGAGCTAATTGGATTTTACTTTGTGTTAATGCTTGATTTTTCTGTAATTCAACTTGAGCAGCTTGTTGAGCGGCTTGAGCGTTAGACTGTGTTTGAGCTTGGATATTCTCCATCTGCATTTGTCTATCTCTTTCTTGCTTTTTGCTTCTTCTAAGCTTTAACAGTTCGTTAGCTAGTTTTAAATTTTTAACCTCTCTAATATCTATAGCATCTTCTAACTCTATACTTTGTTGTTGAAGAGCCATTTGTATATTGTTTTCTAACAACTGTTTCTCTTCTTCATCAGGCTGTAAGTTGATAAATATACCAAAGTCATGCAAGTGTAGATCTTTTGTTTCCTCTAACGTAGCTGTGTTATGTTGACCAATAGAGTTTATAAAAGCATCTTTTGTAGGAGAATATTCTAAAACATCAGATATTCTAAGCGATAAACATTCAGCTATTTCAGAAGTCAAAAACAATCCTGATTGTAATATGTGTCTAGTAGCCGTATTTGAATTTGCAGCAGCTAACTTTTGCACACCCACTAAAGCATTTTTATCTGGCATACTACCATCTCTCGCTTCGTTAAGTCCGGTGACATCGCGAATCATTTGTAGGTAGTAGTTGTAATTACCAATAAGCGCTTGTATCTTGTTTCCACCAGATCCTGATGTAATTTCCTGAATAGGTACTTTACCAGGATTCATATCTCCTTCTGAAGTAAAACTTCTTCCAATAACAGAACCTGTTTGGAAGAACATGTTTAAAGCTTCTTGTGGATTATAATTTGTTCCATTGCCAAGATCAACTTCTGCTAAACCATCAGCGTCAAGATAAACCCCATCAGGAACCATTCTTGACATTACTTGTTGAAGCTTTAAGTGAGTAAGCTGTATCATATCAGCAAAACCTGTAACACGCTTAACTAGTGATTCTATTTTACCATTATACATTCTAGGAGCTACAATAGCATAGTTCATCCTAACTTTACTATAATCGCTCTTTGGTCGCATCATATTTTTTTGAAGTTCCCATTTTATTAATTTGTCAGTACCAAGTATTAAAGCGCCATCATATAATACCTCTAGCTTTTTAGCTTCTCTAGTGTAATCTCCATTTTTATCTTTAGGTGGATTAAAAGCGTCTGTTTTAGGAATTGCTTTGTCAGCACCAGTGCTAGTCTTTTTTACCTTATATACCTCGTTGTTATATGTTTTATAGTTGAAATATAATACTTGGATCTTGTTGTTATCTTGTTTATCCGTAGAGTATCTGCTGTGGTTATTATTTCTGTGATAAGATTTATTTTTTACTATATCTTCTAACTCTTCTTGAGACAATTCTGGAAACTGTTTAGTTAACTCATTAATTGGTATTGACTTTACCTCGCCAACATAGTAAACATCTTCAAAATAAGGAGAGTCTGTATAAGAATAAACTAAGTTTGCTGGATCAACATAATCTATAGTAATACCTTGAGAAGTATTAAACCCAGTTTTAACAGCACCAATACCTAACACGGTTAAATCATAGAAAAATCTTCTTTTAACTAATTCGTAGTTATTTAGCTCTAACATTAAATTTAGAGCTTGCTCTTGAGCTATTTCTATTCCCTGCTTATACGTTAGCTGCATATGTAAAGAAACCTCTTCAGTAGTTTGCGGCAAGGTTTCCATTTCAGATTCACGAAGATCCATACCTGGAATAACCGACATCACAGTTCTATCAAATTGCTGCATCTCCATATCGCCAAGAATAGACTCCATGTAATCAGTTCTTTGTTTAGCTCCGGCTGCATCTATAGAAAAAGCTTTTATATCATAAGTTCTTTCAGCTATACCGTTTACAACTATATCTACAAATTTTGGAATAATAGGGACGGGAGTCCAATCTAGATTTAAGTAGCTTAAGTCGCCATTGATAGACAACTCGTCTTTATATTTTTGAATAGACTGCTCTCCTCGAGCATATAATCTTAGACTATGAAAGCTGTTAAGATTATTTCTATATCTATTATTATTTGTGTCATCATTAAACCATTCTGTCTCAATAGCCTTAGCGACTTTCAAACCATATTCTAAGCTTGATTTTTCTTCGTCACCAACTACTTGACTAGGAAAATAACTTTTTACAACTGACTCAGCCATATTTATTATTTAATTATTTGTGATATATTTCCACTGTTTTTATATCTTGATATATTCAAGTTTAACTTTGGTTTTTCAACATTGGCTCTTGGTGTATATAAGTGTCTGTTGCAAGCCATTATAGCTAAGCCAGAACTTATAGCGGCGTCAAATTTAGTTCTTTTATTTATATCAAACTTTGCCCAATCGTTTAGCGTTTCATTAAAATATACATTACCGTAGTTGCCATCTCCTAGATGACCAACATGGTCATTAATATACATCTCAATAGCGGCTGCGTGAGCTTGCTTAATATCTTCGCTTGAGTTAGGTATACCTCCAACTTCTTTCTCCGCTGTAGATAACTTATTCCAAACTTTATCCGGTCTGTTCATGCTAAAACCTCTGTAGCCTCTACGTTTTAAGTAGTACAAAAGTCTTGGCTTGTTGTTTTCCGCGAGTAGTGGCATACCATAAAACACTAACGCCATTAACACGTCTTCAAAAAACATTTCAGCGGTCTGTGGTCTAGCTATATATTCTAAAAATATATGGTTTGGTGGAGCATCTTCCATACTAAACTTAGTCAGTCCATGTAATGATCCTTTGGATCCTTTACCATCCACGGTACCACTAATATCATAACTGTCGCAACCAAAAGCACCAATGTGCTCGTTACCTGGATACCTAACACCATTTTTTAATATAACTTTATTTTGTAAATTACCAGAAGGAAACCAACTAACATTAAACCTTCCTTTTGGATCTGGATAAAACATTACTTGTGTATCTTTTACCCCATTAACCCACTGAAAGTTCCCTGTATTAATCACAGAGTCGTTTCTAATTCCTTCGTTATAATCTATTTGTTCGTATATTTTAACTAAGTTGAATATACTATTTTTTGTTTCATCTCTAAACGCGTGTTCTTCAGTTCTTGGAAACTGTCGATAAAATTCGTTTAGTGCGTCTTGATCTTCTCTTAATCCATCAGCTTCATTCTCCCAGTTCTCTATTACGCCAACGTCTATTAGTTCACCGTCGGGTCCATA